CGGATGTTTATGTTAATGATTCATTTGTAACAAGAATGAAGGTATTCCCTAATAAACTTGATTTTGGTGTGTTTAGATTAAATAGGGTTTTGGAGGATTATGTTAGTTATAATTTCGCAACCAAAGCCGATATTGGCGAACCTTTTTATGGAAATTGTGATTCAATTAAAAATGTCTATTGTGTATTTTTTGAAGAATATGGTTCATTAAGTACTGGTACGACTATTTTTACGGCAACATCAATAACTGGTGATACAAGTATTTTTTATAATGGTGCGATTTCTTATTTAGGTGATTACAAACAAAATTACGATAAGGATGTATTACAACCAAATGGTTTCGGTGGAAATAGGGGGCCAAAAACATTTATTGAATCTGCCACAACATTTAGGAATAATTTAGCAACTACCGCTTTTGCTCCATTTGGTGGGCAATTTTTAACTAACGCCCCCCGAGTATTGACTATGGATTATTCGGATATGTATTTTGTAGATATATTTAATGTTATACCTAGTGGTATAACCTATTTATTGGTTGAAACATTTGATAATACAAATACACTATTATCAAGTGCGACTTATAATAATTTTAGTTTCATAGACCCGAATTTAAGTGGAATTACTATGTGTAATGATAAAATATCCGTTGGTATTGGACCACATAATATTAATACCGTTCAGAGTTCTTTTTCAACATTTCCCATTATTAATCAAGATGTTGCTTACTATACTTGCGCAACTTATTTTTCAGATGGTGTGAACCCCGATATTAGAACAAGTGAAATATATAGGGTCAATATGACAAATAAAAAATATTATGATAAATTTAGATTTGCTTGGTTGAATAATTATGGTAGTTGGGATAGATACTCATTTGAAGGAAGACATCAACAAACAAAAACTGCGGTTAATACAACTGAATATAAGCGTTTATTAGGAGATACAACAACAACTACAATATTATCATATCCAGACCCAAAAGGTAGGGACATTATTTATCAGAATGTTCAAAATAGTTATACAGTAAATAGTCAGTTTATAACTGAGGATGAGGCTTACTGGTTGAATGAACTTTATAATTCAACACTAGTATATTTAGAAATAACACCAAAGGTAAATAGATTTATAGCAACTGAGGATGTCGGTGGATTATTAAAATTAATTTTTGCTGAACCACACTATATGGAGGATGGTGATTTTGTAGTTATATTAGATTGTCTAAATTCAAGTAATAATCAATACGCAAGTATTACAGTTGAAGACCCATTTACTTGTTTGGTTGCCGCTACTTATTTCAATTCAACAAATGGATATTGCCATTGGATTGGTAAAATTCATACTGAAATACCTATCATAATTGACTCAAAAAATTATTTGATTAAACAAGCGATTAGTCCTAGAAATATTTCAGTTGAATTATCATTTACAACATCAATAGACGACCCAAAACAAAGAGGTGGTAAAGCATTTTAATAAAAAACCCCACTTGTGTGTGGGGCTCTTTAATTTATATATATTGGGGGTGATTAAATCAAAGTTTTTGAAATTGTGATTGGGGTTGTTTGTATATTATGATATAAAGTGTCGTTATCAATAATAATCAATATTTCGTAATTTGAACTATCTTGAAGAACCCAACCAGAAGGTTGAGGTAATGAAATGTCAATATTATTATAAGTTTCTTGAAGTGTTTTTTGTTTTAAGAAAATATTATCACCAATTTTACCATTAAGTGTTATAGTTTCCCAATAAGGAACTTCCGGACTATTAGAAAATGATTGGTCTTGAATTGTAGGATAATTTATATTTTTATAATTCAAGTATATTTCAGTATGTGTGGTAGAATAAATATATATTTTTCTTGGTGATTTAATAATATCATCATCTTTTTCACAAGATGTCAAAAAAAATATTGAAGATAGTATAATAAGAATGTAGATTAGTTTTTTCATAGGATAAAGTTAGTCAAAATATTTGATACCATCAACAATATCATTTTTTGGTTTTCAATTTTCATCATCGGGTTTACAATTAACCCCATACATTTTTTGATTATATTGTTTTGTATATTCATCATATGGTATAAATGATTTTGTGAATATATCATAAACAAGTCGTTTGTTATTAACATCAGTTGAACTAATATCTTCAATATTATCAAAATCCTTGATTATAAGGGGTTTTTCTTTATCATCTATAATATCCCCTACCCATTTGTTTTTTAGTTCGTTATCCATTGTTTAAATAGTTTTCTAATACATCATAATTTATTGTTATATTTCTACGCTTCACGAAGCCAGATTTTGTTTCTCTTGAATGGTCGTAAAAACCATATTGACATCTTGATATAATACCTTTATCACACAAATCCTTTATATAGTATTGTGGTTGTCTTTTGGTTTTATATCCAAATATTTGGGATATTTCTTTATCAGTTAGGGTAAAGTTTCCCCTATGTTTAGTATATTCTTCAATTAAAGCAAGTAATCTTATTTGAGTTGTTGATAACTTTTTAATTTGGAAATAAATAACTGGGGTTTTAAAAGTAGTTTCCATATTTTTTCTTTACATATAAATATATACTTATATAATCAATACTTAGTTGGAAACTTAGTAGATATGAAAAAAAATATTAAATAATCAAATTTTTTTTATGAAATATTTATCTTTTGTCAAACAACGATATATTTATTAGTATAACAATAATAATTCCGAGTTATTAAAGTTAAAAAGTATTTATTGGAAAGATATATTCATACATATTTCCCCTAACTTTTTACTCGGAATATTAAGTTAGGGGTTTTTTTATACCCCAATTTCAAAGTGGGTAAAGATACAAGAACCATAAGTATAGGAGGGAGTTTAACCTTTTGGATGATAACCTAATAATCAAAAACAATATTACAATCTTTAATTGTGTAAATGGGTATTCCAAACTTATTTCCCGACACAGCCTCATCATAATAGTGGTAGTTGAAAATAAGTTATTCTTTTTTTTATCCTTCATATAACTATGGGGGGTAAGGGGGGTTTTTATTCTTATAACTTATTTTTCTACCTATCCTAATAGGAATATAATATTCTAATAGAATTTAGTTATAACAATTATATTAATAAAATTCTATATATTCAAATTAAAATTAATACAATTTGTTATCATAACTGTTGAAATAGATTTGTTATATTTTCTAATACAATTTTAATTTTCTAATAGAAATTAATAGAATTTGTTATAACAATCATCCCAACGAATTTCTATTAGAATTTTTTAATATTTATAGAAAAGAATATGAAAAGATTTTTCAAAAAATATAAAACAGAAATTATAGATTTTATAATATTTATAGTTTTATATATAATAATAACAATATTATTATCAGTTGCTTTATATTGATATTTATTAAAAAAAACAAATATTATGAGTAAAATTATAGCGTATAGTAGAATATCACATCACGGGGTAACAGACCCACTATCCGGAGCAACTATCCCTTCAACGAATGACCATACTGACGGAACTTGGACTATTACCGACATTTATGATAGGGAAATGATGGTTAATACCAGTAATGGTAATTTACAATATAGAGCGGGTAATGATATATATAATGTGGTTACAACAACATTCAATCAAGTAAAAGTTTATACATTCCAAATAGGAAATTGGGATATGTCAACTGCCGGTGCTACTAATGTTGTAAATATAGGTGTGGGTTCATTATTAGCGAATAAAAATATAGTTTCGTTAGATGCGATGATTTATCCAGACCCAACAACCGCTTTATTTCCGGGTTATCAATTTAAATATAACCAAATTGATGGTAGCATACCGGCAAATTCCCCACTAAATTTATCTGTTGATGATATAACTACTGGTAGTTTTAGTATTTCAATACCCGGTACTGGCACTAATTTTTTTAGGTCTTACGCCAATAGTTTAGATGCGACATTTACAAATTCATCTATCAATAGGGGTTATATATGTGTCTCATATATAGAATAAAAATAATACTTCAACGAAATGGCAAAAACGGTAAATATTGACCTTATAATTAAGACGGCTGGTGCTGAAAAAAGTATTGAAGAAGCGAACCAAAATATTAGTGATTTACAAAAAACAATAGAAAAATTAGGTAACACTTCACAAAACGCTTTTGGTGATAAACTGAACAATGCGTTGAAGGCTTCTGAGGAAAATTTAGATGCGTTAATTAAGACAGTCAAAAATGGGGGTGAAGCAATTGAAGATACATTTAATAATGGTAAAGATAGTGCCGAAGAATTTTCAAAACAATCTATTAAGACCTTAGGTTCATTAAGAAAAGAATTTGCAAATTTAGTAGCACAAAGTCAAGAATTAGATAGTAGTTCAGATGAATTTAAAAAATTACAACTTCAAATAGGTCAAACTGAAAAAGCAATTAGAAAATCTGAGGGTGCTTTTGGTGACGCAACAGACAAATTAAAGACACTTAGTGGTAGTGGGGTAGAAAGGGCACAATCATCATTTAGATTGTTAAGAGAGGGTATTACAACCCTTGATTTTACTAAATTTAAGATAGGTCTTCAAGGTGCTGCGGGTGGTTTCAAAGCGTTAGGTGGAGCAATTGCGGCTACTGGTATTGGAGCCATCGTTGCGGGTGTTTCACTATTAATCGCAAATTTTGATAAATTAAAAAAAGCGGGAGGTCTTGTAGGTCAAGTATTTTCATTTATTGGGGATTCAATAACTACCATTTTAGATGGAATTACCGCTGTTAGTGATGCGATAGGTTTAACCGATACAAAAGCGGCAGCCGCCCAAGAAAGAGCGGATGAGAGAAATAGAAAAGCGGTTGAAGATAGAATTGGTTTAGTAAAAAAAGTTGAAGAAAGTTTTAATAAACAAATTGAATTAGCAAAAGCGGCGGGTAAAGATACCACCAAATTAGAACAACAATCAATAGACGCTCAAAAACAAATCTTACAAACTAATATCACATTTTTGGAGAATTTAGTAAAGTCAGCACCAATTGCGAAGGATTTGGTTGCGGGAATATTAAAAGGTCAAAAAGACGCATTAGCCGAAATAGAACAAGATGAAAAAGTCTCTGCGGCTACTAGACAAAAAGAGGCAATAGACGCTGAAAAGGAGAGACAAGAAAAATTAAAAGCACTTAGAGAACAATTTAGAGTTGAAAATGAATTAGAGGCTATTAATCGTAGGGAACGAGAAAAAATAGCCGAAGCAAAATCAATCGGTGCTACTGAAAATGACATAATAAATATTCAAAGAAAATTTAGACAAGAACGATTTAATTTAGCCCAAAAAGAGGGTGAAGATATTAAGGCATTAAATCTTAAAAACTTCAAATCAACAACTGAGGCATTACAACTTGCTGCTTCGGGTTTAACCCCCATTACAATACCTATATCAATTGCCACACCAGAAGACCAAATTGAGGCGTTCTTTGAAGGATTTAATAAAGGACTTCAAAGATTAGTAGAAGTTGGTTCTTTTTCACTTGATTTGTTTTCAAATTTCACTTCTTCATTAGAACAAATAGAACGAAATAGATTAAAGAATGGAGAACAATTAAGTAGGGGAGCACAAAAAAGAATTTTCAACAGAAATAAAGCAGCATCAATCGCACAAGCGGGAATATCCACTGCCGGGGCAATTCTTAAAGCACAAGAAATATTCGGACCACCCCCATCACCATTAGGTATTGCGGGTATTGCCGCTGCGATAGCGACTGGTGTTATTCAAATCGCAGCGATTAAGTCACAAAAATTCAACCCAGATTCACCATCAGATGGAGGTTCAACACCTTCGGCGGGGATAAATTTATCATCATTGGGTGCTGACACACAAATATCACCACAATCAACTTTACAACAATTAGGAGCGTTTGCTCCAACTGAACAAGGACAATTTCAAGTATTCGTAACCGAAACTGATATTACAAATGTTGTAAATAGAGTTCAAGTTATTGAAACAAGGTCTCAGTTTGGATAATATTATAATATATTTATTAGTATGGAAAAAATAAAATTAACAATACCAGAAAATTGGTCAGATGTTACATTAGGTCAATATATTGAATTTTTAGAAACTGATTTTAGTTCTATGAAACATATTGAAAAATTGATTAATACTATTTCTTTATTATGTGATACTGACACCGAAGAAGTTTCAAAAATGACCTTTGAACAAATGAATTATATAATTGAAGAATTAAGTTGGATTTCAAACCCCACAAAAAAAGAATATAAACATATCATAACTATTGATGGGGTAAAATATGGTTCAATACCAAATTTTAATCAGATAAAGGTTGGTGAATGGATTGACTTAGAAAATCATATGGTGAATTTCAATAAAAATCTAAATAAAATATTATCAGTAATTTATAGACCTATTATTGAATATAAGAATGATAATGATTATATAATTGAGGACTATAATAGTATAACCGCCGAAAAAAGGGCTGAATTATTCCTTCAAAAATTCAACACAGAAGATGCGATTGCGAGTGGTATTTTTTTTTGGAATTTCGTAGAGGTATATTTAGCAAATATATCGGATTATTTGACGACGCAGGTGGGGGAGATGATACAGACACGGATTTAGTTGGATTAACAAAAAAACAATTAGACGAAATAAAAAAAAATAATGAACTTAATAATAGATTTCAGTGGTATAGTTATGTTTATCATTTATCAAATGGGGATATAACAAAGTTTGATAAAATATTAGATATGAATTTTATTCTAAGTTTAAACCACATATCATATGAAAAACAATTTAAGATTAAAAAACAGAACGCTAATTAATATTTATTAAAAAATGTCAAAATGGAAAAAGAACTACCTTTATATAAAATAGTTGTAAATGATGATGAACTAACTGGTGTTGATTTTATTTCATTAGTAGATGACCCAGCCATAGAACGCAACTTTATTTACTTGAATAAACAATATCAATTCAAGTTTGATACTGAACAAAAAATATTATTCGGACCGTTATTAATCCCCGATAAAAAAATTTATAGATATTCACCCGAAATGGGGGAATATAATATTCTCTTTGATAAAGATACTATTAAAAAAATAGTTAGAAAATATAATAAGAGTAATAACAATACCAAAATTAATATTCAACATAACTCAGAAAATACTATTAACGCATTTTTGACTGAAAATTGGATTATAGAAGACGAGAATATGGATAAGTCAAAATATTTCGGATTTAATTTACCAGTTGGAACTTGGATGGGTAAAGTTTATATTGAAGATGATAATTTTTGGAATGATGTAGTTAAGACCGGTGAAGTAAAAGGTTTTTCAGTTGAACTAATAGCCGAAATGGAACAAATGTTATCTAAAATTCACGATAAATGTGAAGGTATGTGTGATGTAAAACATAACCATAACGATTGTAGTTGGGACTATGTTGAAGAAGTAATGATAAGGGCTGAATTATTAAAACATCAATATGAACAAGACATAAAAGAGGGTAAACTTAATTTAAGAAAAGTTAGGTGGGAACGATGGGTTGCTTCGGATGATTGTGTAACCTGCCCCATCTGTGTGACACTTCACAATTTAGGTTTCCAAATTCAAGGTTCATTTTTCACTTACAGTTGGCCCGGAGGTAGTAAAGAAATAGAAATGCCACGATTCAAACAAGCGCATAGTTATGTTGGTGAGGGTCGTTGGAAAAGTAGAAACGATGCGTGTAGATGTCGTAAAGAAACATTTATAAGTGACGCAAGGAATCCTAATTTACCAAAAATTAATCTAATCAAACCTTGCGACTAATTATGAACCCAATAGAAAAACTCAAATTTATAAAAAATATTAAGTTAGAAAGTTATAATGATTACCCACAAGGTGCTTCGGATAACGCAAAAAACGCATTAGAAAAAAATAGTGAGTTAGGAAATAAATGTGCTACAAGAGTTGGAAAAATAAGAGCAAATCAATTAGCAAATAGAGAAAATATATCAATTGATATTATAAAAAGGACTTTTTCATTTTTAAGTAGGGCTAAAACATATTCGGATGGTGAACCCGATTCTTGTGGCGTGATTTCATATAATATGTGGGGTGGTGATGTTATGTTAAGATGGTGTGAGAATAAATTAGACGAACTTAATTTATCAAAGTATTTTTTTATTTTACCCACCCCTTCAACAGATGATACTGAGGATAAATTTATATCAAGGTGTATGAGAAATAATAAAATGAAAATTGAGTTCCCCGATTATACACAGAGAACAGCAGTATGTTATAGTCAGTGGTCAAATAAATAAATTATTTTTGACTATTGATTAATTAATAAATATTTACAAATAAAGCAACAAAATGAAAAAAGAAATGACAACACTACAAAAAATCAAAGAAATGTTGGAACTTAGTAAAGTTCAATATTCGTTAGCAAGAACAACTACTTCAAGTGGTGTAGTTGTTGAAACTGAGGGTGATTTTGAAATTGGTAAAGAAGTATTTGTAGTCGCAGAAGACGGCACAACTTCACCAGCACCCGATGGAGAACATACACTACCCGAACTTGGTATTATTATTCAAACTGAGGGTGGGGTTTGTATTGAAATTGCGGAAATTTCATCAGAACAAGCAGAAGAAATTGTTGATGAGGCTGAATTAGCGGTAACACCAGAGGAACAAACGGCAATTATAACAGAAATTATGCAGATTTTAGACCCCCGTTTTGAACAAATGAATGCGATTCACGCACAACTTATGTTAAGAATTGATGAGTTAGAAGCAAAAATGAATGAGGGTATGATGTCAAAAGTAAATGAATTAACATCTAAGGTTGAACAATTATCAAAACAACCCGGTGAAAAATCAAAAACAACTATTGATGAATACAACAAAATTAAAAAACAAACATTTGAAGATACAATCAATAAATTTCGTTCAATCAAAAGAAAATAAATTTTTTTGAACAAATAAATAAAAACAAATATTCAAGAATAAATAAACATAAAAAAAAAATTAAGAAATGGCACTAGTAGATAATACAGTATTTACCGGCAGAGACGCAGAAGGGTTTTACTCAGCGGCACTATTATCCGGACCGTCAAAATCAGTTTTGACACTAATCCCGAATGTAAAGTCAAAAATTAAATTGGCTTCTTTTGATTTGGGTAACATCCTTCAAGACGCTGACTGTACATTCACATCAAGTGGTGAAGGAACACTAGCACAAAAATCTTTTGAGGTATGTGCGATTAAAATTAACTTGGAGTATTGTAAAAGAACTTTTGAGACAAACTATTTATCTGAGCAACTAAGGGCAGGTTCAAACAACCCCGAAGTAATGCCAATATCTATGGAACAATATCTTTTAGATTTGACCGCTCGTAAAGTTTCTTCTGACTTGGAACAAATCGTATGGCAAGGTAATACAACTGGCGCGACATATCCAATTAATGTATGTGATGGTTTGATTTTCAAATTCTCTGCTGACACTAATGTTATCAAACCAAGTGGTTTTACTTTGAGTTTGACAAATATTATATCGGCTACTACATTAGTATATAACGCAATCCCTACGGCTGTATTTACAAAACCAGACCTTAAAATCTTTATGGGTGTGGCGGCTGCTAAACTTTACAGACAAGCGATTGCTGCGGCTTCATCTGAGGCTTACTATGTTGGGGCTAAAACACTTGACTTCTTAGGTATTGAAATTATTGAAGCACCGGGAATGCCAGCGAACACTATTGTTGCGGGGGCATTGTCAAATATGTTCTTACTTACTGACTTAGAGTCTGATTTTGAAGATGTTAGAATTATCCCTATGTTGGATGTTATCGGACAACCAACTGTAAGATTGATTGCTTCATTCAAATTCGGTGTAGATTATTACTTCGGTGCTGAAATTGTATATTTTAGACCATAACCTTTACACAAAAAAATGGGGGGTCACAAACCCCCCCTTTTTTAACAAATAAACTAATTAATAAAAATATAAAATGGCGTGTCAATCGGACTTACTAAACGGCGGGATTTCACTTGGATGTGAACCTAACGCTGGTGGTGTAAAAAAAATATATATTACTGACGCTGTAAGTGTAACGGGTATTACTCAAAATGCGGGTGGTATATTAGTTGCTAGTGGTGAGGTTATTAATAATATCGCAATGGCTACTAGTACATTCTTCTATAACTTTGAATTTAATAGGAATACTTCAAGTTATGTGGAAAGTGCGACTGTAAATTTAGAAAATGGAACAACTTTTTACACTCAAACAATTACTTTGGTTATCCCACGCAGGGAACAAACAAAAAGAAATAAAATATTATTACTTGCGGCAGGACAAAAGAAACTAAACATTATAGTTCAAGATAGTAATGATTTATATTGGTTCTTTGGTCAATCTGAGGGTTGTATATTAACTGGAAATGAAGGTGGGTCGGGAACGGCAAAAACCGATTTGAACGGATATACTCTTACATTCACCGCTGAGGAACCAACATTAGCACCCGAAGTGGATGCTACTGTTATTCCATCAATTGTTCAATAATCAATTTTTTCATATTAGATTAAGCCCCCTTCAAAAAAAGGGGGTTTTTTTTGTTTAATGATTAAATTAGTATATATTTATTATTAAAATAACATATATGGAAAAAATTAATTTACTTAAAGGAAACAATATTGACTTATTAAAAACACTTGAAAATAACTCAATAGACAGCATTATTACTGACCCCCCTTATGGTTTATCATTTATGAATAAAAAGTGGGACTACGATGTTCCTAGTGTTGAATTTTGGAAGGAAGTATATAGGGTATTAAAACCCGGAGGACATATATTAAGTTTCGGTGGGTTTTAACTTTATCGGAATGGAGATGGATGAAGATTACTTTAAAATTGCCGAAGCGAGAATAAATAATTTTGAACAATATAGAAAATTATTAAAATGAAAAAAGTAAAACATAAAGATGCGATTTTCGTAATGAAAATTAACTCACAAAAAAAACAACAAATACAATCGTATTGTAAAAGAAATGGATTATCATTAGCGAAACTTATTGATGTGTTTATAACAGATGTATTATTAACCGAAAAAGAATTTGAAAAATAATTTTTTAGTAATTGATACTTTTTTTAGATAGGTATATATTTATTAAATATAAACAAACAAAAAAAACAAAATGGAAACACATAAAATAAGACCCGATTATTTAGACGCCTACCATCAAGGTGGGGGATTTTATTATCCCGTGATAATTTATCAAATAATAAATGTAGAAAATGGAAAAAGATGGGTTGGTGAGACATTCAATTTAGATGTTTCAAAATTCGGTCAATTGTTTTTATTAAAAAAACAACAACACCCTTCAAAAGAATTTATAGAGGATTATAATTTATATGGAGATAAAGTATTTCATTTTTCAATATTAGAAATTATTAAGGATATTGAAGAAGTCAGAGAAAAATTTAACTTCTATATTAATTTATTAAAACCCGAATATAATTTACAAAATAAATTTAAGTTGATTGAATAAGTAATATTTATATAAAAATTGGATTTATTTTTCTTTTGAAGAACCCGTCACTGCTCCCGACGGGTTTTTTTATATTTGTTAATTGTATTTGATATTTATTGTAAAAACTTATGATTGTCTTAAATAAAAATGAAAATAATGTAGTGGCTTTAACACTAACCGAAAAATTACCAGTTAGTTTTTCAGCAACACCCGTAGAATATTTATGGTGGTTTTCAAATGATGAGTCAAACTTTATAACGACAAACATTTACACGCCAGTTATAAATTCGTGGAGATATAATCAATTCAATATTAATATTTCGGGTGATACTGACCTAAATCAAGGTTTTTACGACTATCAAATTTACGCACAGATAAGTGGTTCAACTAATACAGATATAACATTCAGTGGGGCTAGCCTTGTTGAAACTGGTAAAGTATTTATTAGTGGAAATAATCAAACAATTCAATCAGTATATTTATAATATGGCACTATTAGATTTTTTATTCACAAAACAAAAAACTGAAACACCGCAACCAAAAGAAACACAACCAACTTATGTGGTGTCAGTAAATTTACAAAATTCAGATTTCCCTAAAATCAAGGAAATAAAGAATAAGGATTGGGTTAATTTCGGAGATGATAATTTATATCCCGATACACTTATTGACTTATATAATTCATCTTCAATTCATCAATCAATATTAACTCAAAAATCTAAAATGATTGCGGGAAATGGATATACATATGATGATACAACATTAACTGATATTGAAAAAGTTGAACTTCAAAAACTTCTAAAATATTTTGATAACGACAAATCAATTGATACATTTTTGGATTTAGTTAGTGGAGATTGGGAACTATTTGGTTCTATGTGTGTAGAAATAATTTGGTCAAGGGATTTTAGTAAGGTTGTTCAATTCAAAAGAGTAAAACCTTCTTATATTCGTAGTGGAAAAATGAAGGATGGTAAAGTTGAAGAATATTATTATTCAAATGATTGGTCAAACATAAGAGGTGTTCCCCCCGTTAGAATTGCGGCTTTTAATATTAATGATAAAGAAAATTATACTCAATTATTATATATTAAAAAATATAATCCTAACACGGAATATTATGGTGTTCCAACATATACATCTGCCTTAAATTGGATTAAAGCAGATGCGGCAATAGCGGTATTTCACAATATGAATATTACAAACGGATTTAACCCCGGTCTCGCTATACACTTTACTAAAAAACCCAACTCAATTGAAGAGCGTGAAACTATTGTTAATGAATTAAAGAGACAATATAGTGGAGCAAGAGCGGCTGGCAAACCATTAGTATTTTTTAGTGATGGGGTTGAAAATAAAACTACTATTGATACTATTTCACCATCTGACCTTGATAAACAATTTACAGTAATTGGGGAACAAATAGTAGTTCAGATATGTTCTGCTCACCGTATTGTTTCAACAGAATTAATGGCTATCGCAATTCCCGGTAAATTAGGTTCTGCTGATATATCAACCGCTTATAATATATTTGAATCAACTGTTATAGCACCCGAGCGTAGGGTTATTGAAACTTTAATGAATGATTTATTTTTCTTAAATGGATTATCAGTTAATTTCAAATTAACACCCCTAAATATTTTGGAGGCTTAATGAACGAATATTATATCTATTTTCATATAAATAAGACCACTGGTAAGGTTTTTTATGTTGGGAAGGGTAAAGATAGACGAGCGTGGAGAAAAGAGGGTAGAAGTTATTATTGGAACAATATTGTGAATAAATATGAATATGAAATATATATTATCCACGAAAATTTATCTGAAAAAAGAGCGTTAGATTGGGAAAAATTATATATATCTATGTTTGGTAGAGAAAATCTTTGTAATTTGACTAATGGAGGTGAGGGAACAAGTGGAACAATTAGTTGGAATAAAGGAAAAAAACATACTAAGGAACATATTGAAAAAATGAAGGAAAAATTAAAGGGTAGGATTTTTTCCGATGAATGGAGAAAAAAATTATCAGAAGCCGCAAAAAAAAGGCATCAAAATATTTTACAAAACATAAATTTATAATTAATATTAAACATCAGATGTTTTTTTTGTTAGAGACCCCCCGAAATATAGTAAGGGGGTTTTTTGTTTTTATATTTGATGTTTTTTTTTGATATTTATAAATAAACTGAAATTATGATAAATGTATTTTTTACAAGTCAAGCGTGGCTTAAAGCCTATTTACCAATATCACAAAATGTTCAATTCCAAGATTTGGTGCCCCATCTTCAAACAGTTCATCAAATTAACTTAAATGAATTTTTGGGAACTAATTTTTTCAATTATTTGTTGGATACATTTAGTGCTCAAACATTAAATGCTAATGAAACTATATTAGTTGAAGATTATATAAAACCCTACACAGCGTGGCAAATGTTATTTTATGCGTTTCCATATATGAGTTACCAATTATTCAATAAGGGGGTGCTTCAATTAACATCAGAAAATGGGAATGCGACTGATTTGGATGTGATAAAATATATGCAGAAATTGACTAACGACCGAGCACAATGGTTCAGTCAAAGATTAATCAATTATTTATGTGATAATTCATCTTTATTCCCACAATATCAAACTAATAATGGGGATGATATAAAACCCTTCAAAGGAAATACAACTTATGAGGCGGACTTATATTTAGGTTTTGATTATCACGACCGTCAAAATAGATTATTAAGATATATTAGAGAATAACTTTGCGTCTCACAAAATTATTTTTAGTTAATATTTCTTTTGGTATTATATAAACTGACTCATCTTGTCTATTTGCCCATACATCACAACTATTAGTTGGGGTATTTCGTTCTTGTCGTTCTAATTGTCTAAAATCAATTCTATTTAGAATTATATATTGGAACACATCATCATCAAAATAGAATAAAATACACGCAAGATAGCCATCATATTTACCACCCCTTGAAGTAATGTTTAATAGTTTTTCAACTTTTTGAGTTTCAATCATCATTTCACCATTATATTTATTATCAAAGGTGTCAGAACTAAAACGCCTATTTTTAATTTCAATTATGCTTTTACCCTTCGGAAAAACTAAATCGTATGGTGAGAATTTATTATGGGGTATGATTATTTCTTCTTCACTAAATAATTTTTCAGTAATTGTCTTTTTTTCAATACTTTTGAATTTTGATAAATTTTTGGCAAATTTTTCGTTAATATTTTTCATCTTATGTTTTTTTGTTATCAATAAATATTTACATATTCGTTTTTTTTACATAAACAAAAAAAAAATATAAAGTGAAGGAAATTTTAGACGATTATTTCAAAAATAATTATAAATTTTTATTGGAGGTTGTGGGCAACATCAATAACAACGGAGTAATACCCTATGAACTATATAGGGATTTAGTCGTTGAATTATATTTACACTGTATAAAAAAAATTGATGTTCTTGAAAAAGCCTATAATGATAAAGGGGAAAATGGCATTAAAGGTTATTGTATTAGATGGATAAAAAATCAATCTTACTGGTGGTCAGATTTCAAAAAATTGAATAATTTACATATTGACCGTCAGATAGAATATAACCCCGAAAAAGACAACCGCATAGATGTTATTAGTGAAGAAGTTGAAGGATATTATAAGGATTTGGAAAATATCCATACCCCCGAACAAATAGACAAAATCAAAAAAACAAAAGCGATTTATGAAACACTTGAACTATATGAAAAAAACTTATATGATATGTTGGTAACTCAAAAAATGACTATGGAACAAATATCAATTAAAGTGGGGATTTCAAAGGGTTCAGTTCATAATTTGGTAAAAAACCTAAAAGATAAAATAAAACGAAAAATGTAATATGTTTCTACAAATTCTAACAATCATAGCCATATCTTATTTATTTATTCACGCCGAACCAAGTATATTATTAAAACGATTTTTAGGGTTCAAAGAAGAAAAATACGATGAATATTCAAAAAATAAAAAATTTATCCATAGATTAATACATTGTTGGATGTGTTCAACCTTTTGGATTGGAATTATATATACTTTATTATCTGGTTGTTGTTTTGAAGGGGTATTTATAATATCAGTAATATCATCATTTATTGCTGGTATAATAGACAATAAATTATAATATTTATATTAATATGGAAAAATTAGAAGAATTAGGAAAATTATTATCCGAACTTGAAGGTAAAGAAAAAATAATGGACACACAAACTAAGTTATTATTCAATTTACATAATTTTTTTTTCCCAAACCAACAAGAATGGGGTGTTCATTGCGCAGGTTGCCGAGGTAGGGTTTACAAAAAAATGAAACAATATTATGATGACCAAATTAAAGAAGAATGAGCAAAAACTTAATGATATTGACAAATGGTCTGAACGATTATTTAATTATATGAAAGAAGCCTTTGAAGATGAATTTATTTTACATCGGGAGGATATGGATTATAAAACCAAATTATGGGTCAATAAAGAACTTGAAAAAACTTATGCTCATATCTACCCCATTTTGAAAAATAAATTCGTTAGTGATGAGATATTAGAAGATTTAGCCTATAAATTAATGAATGATATTATCTTTTTAAGAGTTGTAATAAAAGATGATTGGGATAATTTATATGATGAAATACCCGCTCACTATATAACAATACTTGGATATATTTTAATCAGAGCAATTCAATTAGAAAAATTTGAAATATGTTCTAATATAAAAAAATTTTATGATTTATATATTAATCAATTAACAATTAATGATATTATTAAAAATGAAAAAGGAGAATAAAACAACTACGGACAAAAAGAAAAGATTTTTAGAAGAATTTGCCAGAGCAAGGGGTATTATTTCCGTTGCTTCAAATAATGTCGGTATATCAAGACAACAAGTGTGGAATTGGACTCAATCAGACCCAGACTTCAAAATATTATATGATAATGTATTGGAAGACCAAATTGACTTTGTTGAAAATAAATTGATTGAAAAAATTGAAGATGGGTCTGATACAGCGATTATATTTTATCTAAAATGTAAAGGTAAAAAGAGGGGTTATGTTGAAAAACAAGAATTTGATATTAACAATATGACAAAAAATGTCAAAGTTAGTTTTGGGGAACTTAATGATGAAGATACCTTGAATTTATTAAATGGATAAAAAGGTAAATATAGAACTTTATACCCCATATAAAAAACAAAGGGAAATACACCAAAAGATTAATGATAAAAATATTTTTGGTGTTGTAGTTGTTTGTGGTCGTCAAGTTGGAAAAACTTTATTAGATATTAACCAATCTTTAATGTGGGCATTATCAAAAAAGAATGTTCAGATAATGATGGTTCTACCAACCGACAGTCAAGCAAATAAGGTCTATAAACAAACTATTGAAGGTATAATATCGGCAGATGTTGTCAAATCACATAAAGGTCAATCTGGCTCAGCAGAAATACTATTTGAAAATAATTCAAAGATATTATTT